AGCCATCATTTAGATCTCCCTCGAATACCCTTTGGCCTGAGCGGCCAGATCGGTATACGATACCCACCGAGGTTTCACTTGAATCCTCGGTCGCTGCAGTACTCCGTGAGTCCATGGAATTCCAGGACCCGGGTCCTCAGTGAAGAACTGAAGTAATGCAGTGTCGTCTTCGGTCGGCGATCTTGACTGAGACGCAATCAGCGTCAAAGCACGGATCTCGAATCGTTGCAAGTGGTCGTTATACCTCTCTCGAAGAGAGGGATTCGCCACAGGTAAACGAGTCTTCAGACCGAAGGCACCAGAGTGTTGAGCTACGTTGGCCACAAGCCTAGGTAGTGTCGACGCAAGATAGGCTGAGGTTCCCAGTAAGAACTTTTGGTAAAAGTTATTACGGGTCTCAACTACGCTTGCTAACGACTCTGGTCCGCCGTCGTAGAAGGTTTTCCAATAAGCTGGGGTCACCGTGACCCCGTTAAAGGAATCAACACCGCAAGACTCCCTGAACTTTCCAGTCCAGAAAGACTTGCCTGTGTTGACCTTGAAATCAAGGATCTCAAGGGCCTCTACAAACAGCTCCCGACTGTCAACGGGGATGACAACGTCATCACCGAAGACGGCCACCTGCCCTACTAGAGCCTCGACCTCTCTCATGCAAAGTTTCTTGCGTCGGTGTACCAACACCGCAGCAATAGCAATGCAAAAGAAGAGCAGGGACTCGACCGGGAAGGTGCAGGCGTTACCCATTGTTGAGAATTTTCTCAATCGGATTCGCGCAGGCGCTTTTGGCGTCAACGCTTGTCCGACCCAAGGGGTGCGAAACGCGCGTAGGCAACGCAGAAGTTTAGGATTACTCCTAAACAACTGCCCTACCGCGTGACAGGTAACACGGTCACTAGCCGCTGATAAATCAACGGTAGCCAACGTGCCATCCAAAGAGCCAAGCGTGCAAAGTTGTTGATTGAGGGTTTGATCGCGGAAGCGAACAAACTGATCAATCCACGTACTTCTGCATCGCTGAGAGAAGTAGTCCCAGCAATTTTGCTGGCACCACATGTTCTCGCTCGGTTCCGCGGCAATGAGCCGAGGTTTCGAGTAGGTTTTTGGAACAGCAACCAATCTACTCTGAGGTACTTCTGTACCAACAGGTTGTAGAGAGTTTGCTCTGCCTGCCCAACTCGCGTAACTATGGAAACCATAGTCGGCGATTGGGTATTCGCTTTCCAGAGAATCTGACCAGTTCTTCCAATAGTACTTATTGGAGGGACCAACAGTCTCTGAAACAGCGCCTGGTCCGTGCTTGAAGCTCCACTCAGAAGGATCGTATGATCCGAGAGTAGAGGCAACAGCACCTGACACGAAGTCAAGTGCTGCCAGGAAGACTGTGAGTTGCCCACGCTTATGCGTAGGCAGAGCACTAACTCTGTTCGCATAGAGGGCAGACTTTTGGAATCCTCCATAGTCTTGCTCCTTTCTGTAAATAGAATTGGTGGGCTCCGAACTCCAGAACTCATCGAGCTCTGGTAACGACTCATCAACAGTGACAAATTCGAGAATTTCCTTCTCTACTTTGTCATCTGTGCAGGCGAGGTTAGCCTTCTTCGCGGCAAATAAAATTTGCCGTAAGAAGAAGATGGCCTCAGTGTCTGCGTCATCCTTCAAGCGACCTGTCTCGTGAAAAACCATTAAGTAGAGTCCCCTAAGAAACTTAGGGATCACTACTCTGCCAGAAAACCTCTTCGTCAGAGGTAAACCTGACAGTTCGTAATGGCCGCCGGCAAGACACCTATCCAGATGCTTGCCAACAGCTGGGAGGTCTACAAGATAAACTTGTATTCCTCTTTGCTCCACGAGACTCAGGAGACGGGTGAGATCTCTCTCAAATTCCATCTCCAGCGTCGGGAACGCGTATCGCGCATCTTGGAAGATGCATCGGTACACGTTGCTCAGCTCGCTAACATGGCATTTAGACATACGAGGATTAACTCCTTGAAAATGTCCCATGCTGTTAGTGACCTGCCCAAACAACCTAATCTTGAGAATCTACGATCGTTCCGCGGACCACCAACGAGGTGGCCTAACAACTATACGTTTTCCACGTAGAGTTGCGTCCGGATCGTATTAGGATTCCCAATTTTGCAACGACGTCAGAAAGGCATCGGAGGTTGCAATGGCAAGATCTGCCACTGCATCACCGAGGTCAACCGACGTG